GTAATCACACCAAACGTGCTTTTTTAAAATCAAAAAGTGCAACAAAATTGAAAGCCATCATCATACCATATGATAGGCACAAAAATATACCGGATGTAGCATTAAACTCTATTGGTAATCATCTCAACAGAAAGAGTGATAAAGTAAAAGAAGATGTTAGCATAAACGATGTAGTGAAAGAGTTGCTGAATTATAAAAAATCAGGTTATGTAATTACAAATGATGTAATTAAAGAAAGATGTGCTAGATATAATTTCGGACCTTCGATGGTTAAATCGACCATTTCAAAATACAAAAAAGAATCGAAGATTGAAGATAACAACATCAGAAATAATCAAACATACTCTAAGCCATCAGAAACTCTTTTGGAACAAATAAGAGAAATCAGGCAAAGTGAAAACGATGATAGAATTGTAGTGGTTTCATCATCTACCACTCTGACTGTGGATCGCATGACTCAAAAGATGAAAGAACACAATATGAGAAAAGCATTGGTTATGGTACATCACCCAAATAGTACGAAAGAAGATGAATGGTTATCGGGGAGAATGAATTACTTTACTGATAATATTGATTTTTTCAATTCCGATGTTGAAATAGAATTTGAATCAATTAGTGGATGGGGCAAAAGTGATATTTTAGATTAACCCAACATATGGTAAAAATTCATAATATGTCCTAAAATGGGGACTTCATAAGTCATTGATTTACAACAAGTTAGCATAAGTCATTGATTGTCAACGAGAAAAAAGTTTATTGACAATCAATGACTTATGCTTTTCGTTTTATAGGGCATTTCATAACTCGTTGATTGTCAATAAACTTTTTTTGGTTGAAATTTGGCCAGTATTGTGGAATTTCGTATATTTGTATTCATTCATTCAGTAACCAATCACACATTATAAATTTTTTTAATATGAGTACAATGAAATTTACAACAATCGGTAATGCGAAAAAACAAACGGGTCTTTCTTATTTAGGTAGTGTGGCGAGTAGTTCAAAAATCGCTAAGGGTTTACAATATAACGAAATGACGTATATATTGTATTTGGCACCCGCTAGTATGAGTGGGTACAATGTATGTCCAATGAGTACGGAAGAATGTAGAACTGCATGTTTGAGTGAGAGTGGACACAATCGTATTGATGTTAAGAAGAACGCAATCAATAACGCACGTATCAAAAAAACCAAACTGTTCTTTGAACAACGTGAGTTCTTTATGGCTTGGTTAGTTACCGAAATTGAGAAAGCGAAATACCAAGCGGAAAGTAGTGGGTATAAGTTTTCAGTTAGATTGAATGGTACATCCGATATTGAACCGACACGTTTTCAACACAATGGTAGAGTATTGTTTGAATTGTTTGATGATGTTATGTTTTACGATTATACCAAAGTAGCAAAACGATTCAACCTATTAGGATTCTATCCTAACTATGATATTACATATTCATTCAGCGGACACAATATGTTCCAATGTTTGGATTTGTTGAATAAAGGTAACGGACGTGTGGCTATGGTGTTTGAAGGTAAGGTATTACCACAATCGTTTATGGGTTACAAAGTAATTGATGGTGATGCATACGATATGAGATATTTGGATGAGCAAGGTGTTATCGTAGGTTTGAAGTTTAAGAAAGTTCGTAACAAAATCGATACAGCAAATAACGCATTTATCATTCCAATGGATTCTAAATTTAGTGTTTATGAAAAACAAAGTGAAAAGATTAAGTCAAAATAGTTCTAAACGTAAAGACCAGCTCGAAGCTGGTCTTTTTGATGGTAGATACCGTGAACGTATTGTTACGGATAAAAAGAAAAAACAGAGTCGTAATTGGGCTCGCAAAAACAAATAGTATGAGTAAAGTAAAAGTATTAGGTACAATGTATGGTATTCAGATTACCAAGCCGTGGAACAACGAAATGTATGAACACAATGATTTGGTTGCAGATGAAATGAAAGAAAATCTATTTCAAGCAATTAATGAAGCGTATCAAAAAGATGATGAAACATCTTTAAGAGAGATTGGTAAATCATTGTTGGCTTATGGATTCGGACAAGGATATGGTTTGGATGAGATACACGCCGAAATTTGTAGAGAATTAGATATGGTTCAAAACTATTGGTTAAATGAGGAGTATCCGTATTTGGTGAAGAAAGGTTATGTTAAAAATACTAAAATGAATTTCATTGGTTATGATAAATAATAAAGGTATGAACAAAGTTAAGGTTAAGTTAGAAATGACTGATTGTATTAAATGTGGGGGCGAGATGCCCCTTCTTCGTTTAGTAAAGTATGGTTACAAACATTGTGTTAATTGTAGTTCAGTACAAAAAGTTGGTGGAGTGAAAATCGCTAACCACAAAACAGGTAATGAGATACAAATTGTTCCAATGGAAGATGCTATACGTCTTAACAACCTTGCAGCAAGACAGGGTTATGGTGTATGTAAAGGTATGAAACACAATTAAAAATTAAAATAAAGTATATGTTGAACAAAGAATTTTATCAAAAGTATTTTAGTAATGACCCAAATAGTGAAACTGATGTTTATAATGAGAGGAGTTTGATTAACGAACTATCCTATATGGTAGAACATCACGACTATTCTCACCAATTTTCAGATGATAATCGCCATTATATTAGTGGTGAACGTAGTGAAAAAAAGATTCAAGAATTGATACATTCGTTGGTTACGATTTGTAGAGTAGATGCGGAACGATTGTTGGAAGATTGTTTGTATGAAAGAGATGAACAATATTTGAATGGGCTGACTCACAAAACTATCCGCAATTGGTTTAAACCATATGTGGAGAATGTAGATAACATTTTTGTAAAACCTAAATTTGATTATGAATAATATGAACGGAAAATATATGACAGTATCTAAAAGAACATCAACTTACATTGCCACTATTCCAATGAAGAATATTGAGCAGGTTATCGAAGTGAAAAAAACATTAGAACAAATATTTGGGTGGGTTGTATTGAGAGGACGTAACTCCGATAGGAAAAAAGTATTGGGTGATGGATATCGACGTGGTACTCAAAACGATATTCCGTGGCGTAAAGCTGAACGTATTGATATATACCTTCATCCTAAAAATCCGAATTACGAATCGGCTGGAAAGGGCAAGGGTATTCAAAGGCAAAATCTACGAACCTTCAATGTAGGTGCAATGATGTTGGGTATGCAAGGTAGGGGATTTTATGATGCATATCTTCAAACATTAAGTGAAAAGGGAAAACGTAATCCAAAGTTTTTAAGAAAAATGATGTTGGAAAAATATCAAGACAAATCATATAAACTACAAAAAGGTGATTGGGGATATGTTACGCAATCTATTTTGGATTTCGTAGAACAAAAAGGTAGAGCTACATTTACTGAAATGAAAACATATTATGATGTGGTTTTGAGAGGTAAATCTCAAATGGAAAATGGTGGTTCCTTCATCCACCATCTCCAATCGTTAGTTAAGATTGTAAATGTTTACAATAGAAGGTGTAAACGATTGTTAGTAAAAGATATGAATGATGGAAAATATTTTGTAAGTAAATTTTAATTATGATTTGGACAATACTATTGATATGGTTGTTGGCTACATTACCAATGGTTGTATCAACAATGAAACTTTTAGAAGAACAAAACCGACCTGAAAGACATGGGTTGTTATTTCAAATCATACTGATAATTCAATCAATGATTAGACTTCCGCAATACTACTTTTTAGTTATTGCTAACTTTATTGTAAAACTTATTAAAAAATAATTTATGTTCAAAGAAATTAGAGAAAAGATTGAGAAAACAAATGAGCAAAGAATAAAGATGGCTTTGACTCTAATGAATGTAATGAAACATTCTAACGCAGCAACCATTGAACTACGAGCATCCGTTGCGGCATCACTATTGGATATGTTAGAAACCGATATGTTGCCAGAAGATGATGGGTTGATTAGAGTAATCAATGAAGGTATTGATGTGGTTTGTAAAGATGCTGAAAAACATGGAGTGAAAGACCTTCGGAGTAGATTACTGGAAACAATTGTGGTAGCTAAAAAAATCATTGATGAAAAGATTGATAGAGTGAATGAGGGTGATAGTATTCTTAATAACATTAATTTTAATTTAAACTAATAAACTATGGGATTAGATATGTACGCAATCGCAACACCTGCGCCTCTCAAAGAGGAAGTAGATTTCTCAACAAATAATGTTGATGGTGAAGAAATAAAATATTGGCGTAAACATCCAAACTTACACGGATGGATGGAAGAACTTTACTATCGTAAGGGTGGTACGGCTGATTCATTTAATTGTGTCGGTGTGGTATTGACTGAAGATGATTTGGATAAATTAGAAGATGATATTATCAATCGTAATTTACCACATACATCGGGTTTCTTTTTTGGAGTATCGGATGACGAATCGATAAAAGAAGATTTGGAGTTCATTAAAGTAGCTAAAAGATCTATATCGGATGGAATGACTGTTTACTATACAAGTTGGTGGTAATATAAAAACAAAATTATGAAATTAGATACAATTTACAAATCCACAAAAGGTGGTAAAACGCAAGAGTGGACTATCGAAGTAGTTGGAAACAAATATCGAACTATATCAGGTCAAACGGATGGTAAGAAAGTTGTAAGTGAATGGACTGTGTGCTATGGTAAGAACGAAGGTAAAGCAAACGCAACTACGGATAAGGAACAAACATTGAAAGAAGCTGAAGCAAAACGTAAGTTGAAGTTGGAAAAAGATTATTCGGAAACAATTAGTGGTATAAATGTTCAAAGACATTTCGAACCAATGTTGGCAAGTAAGTGGGAAGATAAGAAAGATACCATTGAATATCCTATCTATTCACAACCGAAGCTTGATGGTATTCGTTGTATCGTAAACAAAGATGGTATGTGGAGTCGTAATGGTAAACCGATTATCTCTGCACCGCATATTTACGATTCATTGAAACCATTGTTTGAGGAAAATCCACATTTGGTATTTGATGGTGAATTGTACGCTGATAAGTTCGCTAACGATTTCAATAGTATCGTATCATTGGTTAAGAAAACAAAACCGACAGCAAACGATTTGAAAGAAAGTAAAAAGAACATTCAGTATTGGATATACGATTTACCCCGTTCAGTAGAAGATATGGACTTTACATTTTCAGTTCGTTATGAAGAATTGTATGATATGTTTATGCATTGGAGTTGTTTCAACGCACATTGTATATTGGTTGATACCGACCTTTGCCAAAGTGAAACTGAACTGATGGAATTCTATGAACATTATGTTAATGATGGATTTGAGGGTCAGATGTTGCGTGTTGATACTTGGTACGAAAACAAACGTAGTAAGTTCTTATTGAAACACAAATCATTCATTGACGAAGAATATACTATCGTTGATATTTGTGAAGGTGAAGGTAATAGAGCAGGAACTGCTGGTTACTTTGTGTTTGAAACGGCGGATGGTAAACCTTTCAAATCAAATGTAAAAGGAACGTGGGAAGAAACGGCTGAGATGTTAAAGAGTAGAAAGAAACTAATCGGTAAGGAAGCAACCGTTAAGTATTTCAATCTAACCCCTGATGGCATACCCCGTTTTCCGTATGTTATTAGTATTGATAGAAATAGTTACGAATAAAAATAAAATATATGTTTAACGAAAATGCTATTTGTTGTTCTGGGAATGATTGTTCAAAAACAACCACCGATGAAAACGCATATGTGGAATTAAGATACGATGCGTATGGAATACCAACAAGATACTATTGCGATGATTGTTATGAAAACAATTATCCATATCGTAAAGATGCGTATTATGATTACTTAAACGCAGGTGAGTATTTAGATGATGATTATTAAAATAAAAACTATGGATATAAGAGAACAATATAGAGAGCGAGCTATTCAATTCGCTAAAGAATGGAGAGAAGATGTAAGTGAACACATTTTGGATATTATGGTTTCTATTATGTGCACGCGTGATAAGAGTTCTTATTCAGGTGGTGGGTTTGTTCAATCTATTATTGATAACAACCTATACCTTGCTGCAAGTAGAGCGGATGTTGAGTGCAGTAAACACTTAAAGTTACTAACGATGTGTAACGCAAATTGTTATTTATAAATTACAAAATTATGAGATTCAAATCATTTTATCCACCACTATCATACAAAGGTGATAGTTCAGGTCAATGGTATGTTATATGTTCATCCGATGGAGATGGGTGGGTTAAAGTTACCCGCCATTATCCTTGGAATGAATTGGAAAAACTTTGGGATAAGATTGAGTATTCAAAACCAAAAGAGTTCCAAAAAGTCAAAGTGAAAAAAGAATGGAAAGTAGATGGTAGTAAAGGAAATGTATATAGTGTGGTAAATGATGGTGATTTTTGGACTTGTAGTTGTCCTGCACATGGATTTGGTAGAGGAAAGGATTGTAAACATATAAAACAAATTAAAGATGAAATATCCAAAAAAGGAAGTAGAAAAAAAGTATGAAGTAGATCAATACCAACGTGATTCTCTATTCGCCGAACTAAAACAATTTTGTACATTCTCTATCGCAAAAGATAACCACGACTATATTGAAGTGACTGAATGGGCAAATGGTGAAGGGTTTGATATTGATATTGAAACATCACAACGTCAGAGATTCCAATTAAGTTGGGGTCAATATGAAGCTTTGAAACATTTGGTTAATATTATTGAAAATAAATAAAAAGTAAGTTATGGGATTTTTTAGTTGGAAAACAATGGATACTGATAAAAGTATTAGTAACGCCTATTCAAATAGAGGCACATTCAGAGTCCAAATGGTGGATGATAAGGGTAATGTATGGACCGAAGATAACTATGAAGGTTATGGTGTATTTGGTGGTAAAGATTACTATGAGTTGTTAGCTGAAATGAATGGTGAATATGTTGATAAAGAATTTCGTGATACAATTACAGATGAACAATATACAAATATGATGAGAATGGAAGGCATCAATATGGCTTTCAAAGATAATGGAAGTGGTGAACATACGTTTGGTGTTAAGTATCCTAATTTGGTTGAGATGGCAGATGGTTGGAATTATCAGCATTGGGGACCCGAAAGTTGTGATGATCAGGGTTATTTTTATGCTGATGATTCTTTTGAAGAAACCGATTGGGATGAGTTTGAAGATGAAGAAAACGAATTTTAATTCTTAAAAATAGAACGATGAATGTACCACAGAATTATAGAAAAATAAATGGGTATCAATGCGACCCAATTAGATTTGAAATTGGTAGAGAAAATATTGATGAACTTTGGGTTTTTAACGATGATTTATGTTTGATGAAAGACTATTGTACGTTAATGACAATAGATTGGAAAAAACGTGAGTTTCATTTAAGAAAATGTGTTTTAGGTCGTGGATATGATGGTGAAGATATAACTGGTATTCACTATTTCAATAATACCATATGTAAAACTATGGATAGTTTTGCAAAGTATATACTATCGGTAGTCGAAAAATTATCAAAAATGGGAGTTTACAATAATTAAATCAAAACAAAAATATATGGAAATTTATAGATTTTTTATAGATCGTAAAATTACGACTTGGGTAAGAGAATGGCATCAATGTGAGGCCGAATCATTGGAAGAAGCTAAGAAAGAAATGATTAGTTCGTTTCACAACAATATGTGTGTTGATACATTCGATGAACAAGAAACTTTAGATGATACGGAAGAATATTTGGAACCTGGAAATAATGGTGGTGAACCAACTGCTGAATTGTATTGCCCTGATGGAAATGATTATGAAGTATTGGCCACAAACATAAATTAATAACAATAAACATAGATTAAAATGGAACAAAACACAATGAAAAGAATTGATGAAAACAGAATTTCTGCCGATGGATTGATTTGGGATAATAGATCCGATAAATCAATCAAAGTAAAGAATTTGGCAAGTGGACACAATGTACACTCAATCGTTTTAGAGGGAGTTAGTTACTATCCCACATCAATCGATAAAAACAACAAAAACAAAAATTACATTCAGATAATCGAAAAAGAAAAAGCATAATATGAAAGCAATATTAATTGATTCTATCAACAAAGAAGTTAAAGAAGTTGAAATCGGAAAAGGTATTGATGAAATGTATAAGTTTCTACAATGCCAATGTTTTACAATAGCAACATACCTACCAAAAGAAGATGCTATCTTTGTAGATGATGAAGGTTTGATGAATGGTACGGATACATTTTTTACATATGATGGAGCACATCAACCATTCGCTGGAAACGGATTGATTATGGGATGTGATGATGAAGGTGAAAGTGTGGATTGTAAAGTGGAATTAACCGAAGTGAAAAACAAAGTAAAATTCTACACCCGATACGAATTGGCGATGGGTATAGCAATGGGAGCAATCAAAGCATTTTAATATGGAAACGATAGGTTATTTGGGTGGAGTGCTATTGGCAATCTGCGGAATACCTGAAGTTATACGAACTATTAAAGATGGAAGGTGTCACTTGGGTTGGCCCTTTCTTCTTTTATGGTTCTTTGGTGAAGTATTTATGGAAATATACGCATTCGGACTTTGGGATTTTCCTTTGTTGTTTAATTACACATTCAATTTGGTATTGGTAGGAATAATGTTATACTTTAAAATAAAAACAAAATGGGACAGTATTATAAAATAGTAAATATAAAGAAAAAGCAGTACATCAATCCACATACATTTGGTGATGGTGCAAAGTTAATGGAGTTTAGTATGTCAGCAAATGGCGTATTGGTCGGATTGGCAATACTACTTGCCGATGGAAACGGTAGAGGTGGCGGAGACCTTAATAGTGAAAACGAAATCGTAGGTAGTTGGGCAGGTGATAATATCGTAATTGCAGGCGATTATGCTGATAATGGAAAGTTTTTACCTGTGGATAAAATTGATTTAAATTTATATGGTGTAGCATTGGAGGAAGGTGAAGATATATCCATAAAAGTATTGGATGCACTTTGTGATGACCCCTTTTACTTTGAAGAGTTTCGTAAACATAGAGCGGGGTGGAGTAGCGATAATGATGTTAAGGAGTTGATTGAAAGAAAACTGAAAGAGAAAGGATTGAATCACCCTAAAAAGTATCAGGTGGTTTCATCAAAAGACCCCAATGTAAAATACAATGTGATTGAAGATAATGGTAATTGGGAATGTAATTGCCCTTCGTTCACATATACAGGCGGAAAAGAGTGTAAACATATTAAATCAGTAAAGGTATGATAAAGTATAAAAAAATGAAAACAGGTCCCGTTGAAATAGATTTGACCGGACCGGATGGTAACGCATTTACGTTAATTGGAATTGCTGGTAATCTTGCAAAGCAATTGTATTTAGATAAAAAGAAAATTCAAAGTGAAATGATGTCGGGTGATTATGAAAATCTAATCAAAGTATTCGATAAACATTTTGGAGAATTCGTAACTTTATATCGTTAATAATTTTGAAAAACCAAAAAGTTTTTGTATATTTGTTAATATAAAACAATACGTATGAGCAGGATGAATGAACTTTTTATGAAAAAAAATAATGAACCATTGGATTTGAAAGGGGATGAAGATTATCTATATGAACAATATCTTCAGCAAGAAAACATCAACCAAGAATATTGGTCAGAAGTGAATAGTGGTTCTATTTTTCCTGATGGGATGGAATACGATGATTTATAAAAATAAAAAAATAGTATGGAAATATTACCAGAAATAATTACACTATCAAACGAAATGATTGATACGTTAGATGAGGCGGAGTTTTTTGAAGGCAATCCGTTTATTGAACGATTACCATTAAAAAGAAAGTTGCAAATAACCATGCAAAGAAAATGGGAAGAGCAATTTGAAATGCACCTAACTGATGTTGAATTTGAAAAGGTAGTTAAAGAAACGTTGGATGAAGCGGTTTCAAATACGATTGAAGATTTGATTGATAAAGGTGCAATTGATATGAGTATAGGTAAAGATGGGGATGTATTATATTCGATAAATAAAGATTTTGATACAGATGAACTTTGATAAAACCGATGATGAATTAAAACAAATGACGGAAGAGGAGTTGTTTGAATATTTGGATGCCAAAGCAGCATACTTATCAAAGCACACTTCACCACTGTCTGAATATCACACAAAACGATTTGCAAGTTTAGCATCAACGATATCCAAAACCGAATTCGAATATGATGTTGTAAAAAAGATTGCAAAGGAAAATGATAGGATGGCTTGGGAAAAATTTATAAATGAAAAAAACAAACAAAATGAAATTGATTAAAAATCTATTATTAGCAATTGCTTTTGTACTTACATATTCGGGTACAATGGCTCAAACAAATGAAAGTTATTATAAAGCAGTTGTTACTGAAATGTATATTAGAAGTGATGCTGAAAGTAGCTGGGAGTTGTACCAAAAAAATGGAACAACAAATATAACGATTGTAGTAGAAGATGAATTCATATCAATACAATCTCAAAAACCAACTATATACAGGATATTTAAAAACAATACCGAAGAAATAAACACCGATAAATTGGTCGGAATTAGATACCTTGGTAAAGATTTGAAAACAGATGAATATTGTACATTGGATATTGTAAAAAGTAAATCAAGTGAAACGTATTTAATTAGTATCATAAAAAAGAATATGAATTTTAGATACTTTATAGATAGAAACTAAACTCAATAAAACACAGAATATGAATTATAGTAATTTTAAGCACGATTTCAATAAACCATCTAGGTTTACTGCAGAACACTACGGAACAAAAGTATCAGTTGAATACGACCATAGTGATTTGAGTTTGGATGAGGTATTTGATGCGTTTGAAACATTGGTGACCGGTATGGGATATCACAAAGATTCTTGGAAACAATGGATATTAGAAAGAGCAGAGGAATATCAGGAAGAAGAAAACGATAAATGGGACGAAGATGAAAAAATAACGTATGAAGATTGGAAACAGCAAGAAGAGGAAGCAGTGAGAAGTATAATCAAATCAAAAATGGATGCGAAAACTTTTTCAGATGCTTTAGAAAATCCACCAGAACCAAATGAGAATTTAAAATATGCGGCTGCAGAGTTTTTGAAAAAAATAAAAAAATAACCAATGGGTTTCAATCATTGTTACTTTTCAAGTTTAGATAACCTACAAAAAGAATACGAAAGTGTAGGATTAGAATCTTTTGTAAAAAGATATAGAAAATACGATGCGTTGACAGGTCCAAGTGAATGTTTTAGATTTTTAGAAGAAAAACAAAAAGAATATGAGTTACAATCCATACAGGTGGTGGACAAAGGGAAGGAAACGAAAACCACTTAAAGCAGATGCACCTTTGTTATTAAAAATCCGCAATGGTGATTTTGATTATTCATATATGTTTGCTGAAGCTAAAGAGATGAGAGAAACGGCTGAAAAAACTTATCAACAAACATATGAAAACTACGCAGGCAACGATGAACGGAATAGAATAGATGCGGCATTGGAAGCAAGTAGGATGAAACGAGTGAAGGCAATCAAATTAGAAATTGAAGCTGATAAAGATGAAAACCAAATCCTATGGAAACTTCGCAAAGAGTTAGAAAAGGAATTTGAAAAGGATTTGTGGGATAAAGCAATGGAGAGACAGAGAGGAAAAGGAACATTGGAAGATTTATATGAATGGTATCGTAAAAATTCCAAAGTGAAAAATCCACAATCTATTCAAGATATTCAATTAAGAAGAACGAATACCAAAGGTTTAGAATATTTATTCTAAAGGTTACACTATTGTAAACGAAACCAACCCAGATGGACGACGGTGATAAACAAAATCAGAGAAAAATATTTGGAAAAACGCCAAAGGTTAATGCTATACAAGGACGTGACTTTGTTTCTAGCACTTTTCTTCAATCCCTTTGGATTCGATGCCGTTCAATATTCCCTAATACTACTGACGGGAAGTTTATGGAGAGCGAACTTCGTTATGTATTGTATTGCGGCATCTTTTTTTGGATGTTACATATACTTTGGCAAACAATTAAATAAAACAATGAATTCGTAGATATGCAAGAAAAACCAATTGTAATTCATATTGATATTGGTAATCAATCATTGACGAGTTGGGTTAAAGAAAACAAATACGTTATACATTCAGAATTGATTAGATATTCTGAAAAAATGATAAAGGAAAATATTGATGTACTACAGGCAATAATGGTTTCCAATTTAGTTGATAATGTGGTATTCATTTTAAAAAAAGATTCATTGGATTTGACTTTGGAAAAAGCAATGAAGTATTTTATGTCAATTGAGGAATATGAAAAATGTGCGAAAATTAGAGATTTGGAATACTTATTGAAAAACCAAAAGAATGAAACAAAAAATACTAAAGATCGTAAATGATATAAAGGACCATCTCAAAGATATTGATGATGATGGTGTTTATCATTCTCGTCTCGATGATATTTACGATTCATTATCTTTGATTGAAGATGAACTTTATGCAGAGGATGATGTAGACGTGAATGATTTGGGATTGGATGATGACTTTTAACAAAACAATTTTATGAATTTATTTTATGGAGTCCTATGGGGTATAATAGGACAGATATTAACGTTTCTACAATTACAGGGAAATGTTAAGTGGAATTGGATGCAGAGATATCCAATTAGTACATTGGCTATGTCAGTACCTATGGCATATTGTTATATTAAATCAGTAGAGTATTTAGTAAAGGCATACAATGGTGAACTATGGCCATCCCGAATGATTGGATTCGGTGTTGGGATTATTATATTTTATTTATTGAGTATGGTTTTATTTGGAGAAACTATTTCAACAAAAACGTTTGTTTGTTTACTCCTTGCTATATCAATTATATTAGTTCAAATATTTTGGAAATGATAATTAAGGAATTTATAAGATTTAATGATGGGTTGTATATTCTAAAAAGAAAGTTTCAAGAACTATCGGTAAAACAGGATAAGATTCAGGAATTAAAATCTCTATTAGGATGTGATATTGTATTGAGAAAAGATGGGTGGTTATTGTATTGTGAACAAATAGCAGAAGCGGAAATAGTAAATGAATAATAAGTACACAAAAATAATTTCAGATTTACACTATCCACTATGGTTATTAAAAGATTTTATGTGGATGATCAAATTACCTATCATTAGTTTCATACTTGCAGTACCTACAATAATCATTTCAATTTATATGTATCTCAAAACAAACGGTAAATCTAAATTAGAAAACCAAATGGTGTTGGCATGGTTATGTGCAAATACCACTTGGATGTGTAGTGAACAATTTGAAATGCCTGTATTGTGGTTATCTTATTTGTTTTTTATTGTGGGAATAATTACGTTAATCTTTTATATTCCATATTTATTTCTACAAAATAATTCGGAATGACTAAAAAGGAACGTAAATACAGAAATAGAAAAAAGATGCAAAAGCAATCCAGAAAATTGAACATAAAAAAGGGGTTGCATCAAAAGCACACATAAAGTATAAGTTAAGGGGATATTATATCCCCTTTTTTATTTGGTAAATACAAATATTTTTCGTAGATTTAATGGTATTTGAAAATGGCATACTTTAAAATGTTAAAAAACATAGATAATAAAATAAAATACTGGGAAGAGTATGTGCCAAATGGATTTTTCCAAAAACAATGGGTACGTATTCAATTATGTAACCTTCGCAAAAAAAAGCAAAACGTAGAAAATATATTAAGTAAACTAAAAATAAAAAAGTAAAATGAAAAAAGTATTTTTAGCACTATGTATGTGCATTACACAATTTGTATTCGCACAAACCCAAAGTTTGGATTCATTCATAAATGAGTGGATTGGTAAACCCTATAAATTTGGGGGCAAAACAAAATCAGGTATTGATTGTTCGCAATTCACAAAAAGATTATACAATGATGTTTATGGGTTGGAATTGAGGGGCACCTGTTCAAGACAATGGAATCAAACAATTCGTGTTTCAAAAACCGATTTGCAAGAGGGGGATATTGTATTCTTTAAGAGTCGTCTATCACCAAGTGGATGGCACTGTGGGTTATATATTGGAAACAATAAATTTGTACATGCTTCAAATAAATTTGAAGGTGTAAAGATTAGTAGTTTAAGTGAAGATATTTATAGAAAAAACTATAAAGGTGCCGGTAGGTTAATGTAATTTGTAAATTGTATAAAATGAATAATGAAATTTTTGGTTACATTGGAATGGCAGTCGTTCTATTTTCATTCACATTGAATGATGTAGCGAAGTTAAGATTAGTGAATTTGATTGGTTCTATCTTTTGGATATTGTATGGGTGGTCAATAGATTCGACACCGACTCTTATAGTTAATACGGCAGTTGTATTAATACATACATACTGGTTTTATAAAAATGGAAACTGTTTTGATAATTTTAAAAAATAAATAATATGGATTACAAGTACGACATTAGAAACTTTTTTTGGAATAAAGAGTTGAATACATTTTTCGCACAAGGGTGGGATTTGGTTGCAGAACTACCCGATGGGTCTATTCACCCAGAAGCATTTCCAAATGGCAAAGAGGAATTTTATATTCATAACTACCAAACGGGTGGATTCAGAAGATTTAGATTTGTTGATACTCTTATAGAACACTACGTAGACACTTACGAAGATGGATCTTTTTCTGAATTCGAAGTTAATAGTTTGTTATTTGAAAGTGAAGATGGTATTAAATGCAATATTATTATTTCATAAATAAATTCATATGACTCCACTAGAAAAATTTGTACAATATATTGGTGAAGAAAAATTAAAAGATCACAATATTAAATTCTTTTTGCAAGTAGAAGAAAAATGTATTAAAGATGCGATAATGTATTCGTTGGATGAAGATGGGCACACCGGCGATTGGAAATTAAAATTCGCAGACGATTACTACAAAAAATTAAAGGAACAAAAATAAGTTTATGTTTGATAAGTTAATACAAATGATTCAGCAGTTCGGAAAGGATATACTACCTTTCGTAATTGTTGAACAATGGAATGAAGCAGTATTGTTAAGATTTGGAAAATATAAATCTACATTGAAGGCGGGAATATATTTTAAAATTCCTTTTCTTGATTCGGTTATAGAATGTCCTGTAATTACACAATCGGTAAATCTACCTGCACAAACACTAACTACATTAGATGAGCAAGGAATAGTTTTGAAAGCAATAATTCGATATAAAGTTTTTGATGTTAAAAAATTCTTATTAAGTGTAATGCATGCAAACGATGTACTGATTGATACTACGCAGGGAATGATTAGAGATATAGTTGAAGTAACTAATTGGCCTGACTTGGTTGATGTTAATCAAACTATAACAAATGAAGTATTGGAATTTGTTGAACAATGGGGAATAGAAATAGAAGCAATAACAATTACGGATTTGGGTATTGTAAAAACATATCGTATATTGGGTGAAGATAATAAACCTATTTTAACAAACGAATAAATAAAATTGTATGAGATTAATTGAGTGGATTAAAAAGAACGCAACTATTTTAGTGATTGTGGTAATCAGTATTTTATTTTTTGCAGACTCTTTACAAAGATACAATGAAAAAGCAAGAACGCATTATAGAATCGATTTACCAAATGGTAGAGTATATTGGAGTAAAAGTGTAGAGGAATTTTCAAACGGGATTCGTTTTAAAAATGCAGAAAATGATATGACGGTTACTCTTTATAGTCGATATACTATAACCCCACCAAACAATGAAATTATTTGTTGCAAACCATAATAGAAAATGAAGGGGGGCCGGGGGGAACAAACCCGTCGTTCCGCCAAAATTTTTTGATAGTAAAATAAAACATATGAATGAAGTAATTGGAAACTATAAAGATTTCGTAATCATTGAAAGGGATTATCTAAAAGAATTAGAAACGAATGGTAAGGAAACTTTGAGAGAGGGGCAAGATGTACATAGTAAAGAATTAATACAAAGAGGAAAAACAATATTAGAATGTGTTGAATGGATTAAGAGGGGAAACATATACGCAAACGGATTAAAAATAAAAGGATAATAAAATGGAAACACTAATTGAAATAACCGCATACATATTTTACACGGTAGTAGCAGCAATGGTATTTGTAGGTATAGGTAGTTGGTATAGGAATCGTAAAAGTAAATAATGAATTGGGCAATTGTATTTTTGGCATGTGGTGATGAGCATATAAAAGAATTCAATATAGTAGCAAAAACAATTAATGAATTAAATCCCAAATTGAAAATAATTGTTGGGACGGATACGCCGGAAAACATTACAGCAAATACATACAAAACAATTCATATATCAGAACCATTTAATTACAATTTAAAAAGAATACCAATACGGGAAGCATTGGATGAATTCAATACTATATTGTTTTTAGATACCGATACATACGTTAGGAATGATATTGATTTTTCCATAATGAATAATATATCGGATGGATTATATGTTGATGACATTGTACCACCCGAAAGGCAAGATAGGAATGGTTCAATTGAATGGATACAAAACTACATTGATAAGTTAAACGAATTGTGGCCGCATAATAAACCACAACTTATTCCTGAAGGACGTTTTATCCTGAAATGGAATACAACTGAACAAAGGAATGCGTTTATCGAAATGTGGGAACGAGGATACAATTGGACGGTAGGTACTCAACCCGAACAATATGGATTGAGTGGATGCATGGAGGGTTTTCTTATTTGGATAGCGGCAATGGACGCCGGAATACCTGTAAAGAAAATATGGAATGAATCGGAAACCCATCGAACCTTTTTTCAAAGTATGGTTCACTTTGCGAGTCCAAATAAAAAGTTAAACCCGACAATTCTATAACCCGCCGGAAAACCTTAATAAAAATAATTCAGCAAAGGGTACACTATATGACACTAACAATACAAAACATAAATAAGATATATAAGAGAGATGTAAGGGAATGGAGAATAGGTAAGATAGAAACCTTAAACGCAGTGTATCTAATAACCCTATATCAACCTAACGGAAACCGGTTACAAATAAATTTAGAAAGGATATCGAACATATATAAGAGTAAGAGGTGGGAAGTATGGCATTGGGATGAGAACGGAAAACCAAATAGTGTATATGTAGAGAGTACGGGATTAAGTACACCCGGCGATTTCCTTACTATATTGCACCGATTATTAACACAAACACAATAAGAGTATGAAAAAAGAGTATAAGATACAAGTAATCAATACCGGAAACCCACCACTACACTACACTGTCCATGCTGAAGGTGTTATAGTATGTAGTGATGTATATGAATTTTGGGTAACGAGTGAGTATGGCATACCTGAAACGGTTGCGTACTTTCCAATCGGTAAAACAATAATAACTGGAATATTTGGTATATGCGATTAACAATAAAAGAATACGGCAACATAAAGGGAAAGGGAGTAGGGGAATGGTATATAGCGGAAGTGGCTCAATGGGATTGGAAATACGTATTCGAATTAATCCATCCGGAACGGCGTGAGATAAAAACCTTAATACTCGAAAGGGAAAGTAAGACTGGAGGGGTTTGGAATATGCATGATGAAAACCAAAAATTCATTATGAAAGTAACAACGGATCAAATATCAAATCATTTAGGAATGCTATACCAAATGGTTAAATTCATAACTGAATCTCAAAAGATGTGTGTATAAACCAATACCATATCAAAATAAATAATGTAGTGTGAATTTGTGGTAAAAAGTGGGGAATTGTGTTAAAGAGTGGTAACTAAAAGTATCTGTCAAAATAATTCTTTATATACTTACACACTACAATAAAACCAAAACACTATAAAAGTATATCAGTATGAAACCAAAAGTCCCACCTGCGTTCACATTGCAACAATTTTTTTCCTGTATGGGGATTTGCGGAGTAAGGGATTGCGCAGAGAGAGTGCCGCAAGTAGGGTGAGTGCGGTGAGTCGTGGTGAGTGGATTGCGCAGAGGTGAGATGAACTGAAATATTTTCACTCCAGTTTTTATCGCATATAACGGAAGCCAGGTCTACGTTCCCTGAAGATACGAAAAATAATCGGTATTGCCAAATATAGACCTGGTCTGCGTTTCATTGAATAATTTTTATTTCGCACCGTGTCCGAATTAAAAAACATCTAATAAAACCCTTGCATAATTAATTGATTTTCAACGGATTAGCATAACTCGTTGATTTTCAGCCGGTTACACACGGTATATATAATATATTATGTTAAATAGGGAAAGGATTGAGTGTCAACGAGTTATGCTCAAAAAAGCAATGTTTTACTGATATGTTATATTATGTTAAATAGGGTCCCACGCTCCAGCTGCGCAACTCGTTGATTGTCAGGCCTTTATGCCGGTCCCCTTATATTCAAAGATTTTTTATTGACAATCAACGAGTTAGATGGATTAAGAAAAAAAATATGTATAAAGCATTGATTGTCAAGAAACTTTTTTTCCTATTGGGCATTGCCATGTCGGGAAATAGTTGTATCTTTACGAAGTAAAGTTTCCCAGATAGGGTATCACATAGTAAAAAATCGTAATATGAGTAAGTTTAGTTTAGAGTTTAGAGAGTCCGTAAAAACTGGCGGAAATCGTTTGGGTCAGTTGATTGAAAATCCTTATAAGAATTTTTCAGCTTCGAAAATGAGTAATTCAGTTAAACCTTTGACGGTTGTTGAATATACCGATTTGATGGGTAAAGTTCACCGCATCAAATGTGCTAACCGCACTCAAATGAAAGAAGCGATGTTATTCCTTTCTATCTTTAAGAAAGAAGCCGCTTCAATCAAAGGTATTATTTCCGAATATCCTATTTCATTCGGTCGTATCCCTAAAAGGTTTATGAAAGAACTTCGTTCTGAATTGAAAGAGTTTGGTTTGAGTCTCCAATTCATTAACAAATTGGCTGGTTATTAATACCGGCCTTTTCCTTTTAATCAATCACCTTTAAATTATGTATATGAGTAAGAAAAATAAATTTAGTGTTAAGAAAGTCCGCAGAGTAATGAGAATGGCGGATAACGAGTTTGAATCCGCTACGTATGAAGTTTGGAAAGTATCCGGTCCTCGTAAGTTCGTTAAATACTTTGTAAGTAAAACCGACGCTCAAGCGTTTATTAAGAAACATACCGATACCACTATGACTATGGATATCGTCCGAAACATTATGAAAGAAATTAATTATAAATAATATGGGTACACACATTACAATCTTTGAATTCATTGTTATATCAATCGGTTCAATTTTCAGTTACGTCTTTGTTAAGGCATTTTATGAAACATACATTAAAAATAGTAAATAATATGAGTAAGTCAGTATTGAGTATGGGTAACGGGTTTATAGATAGACAGTACCTTTGGGAAGAGAAAGTCGGTTATGATTCGGCTAATAAGAAAATGATAGCAAGAGTATATGAAGCATTGCGAGATGTAGTCGAAGGTAAATCAGACCTGGATAAGAGTTGGGCTAATGTAGTTCGTTATATGTTTGTACACGAGAATCGTGAGAAGCAGTTGAGAAACATTCGTGTGAATGGCTACTACAATAGTATAAAACGTAATCTTAAACAACTTGATATTATCCGTTACGAAGGTAGGAAATTGGTTAAAGGTAGTAATTGGGACCGATTCTATTCCGATGAAGATTGGAGTTGGTTTATAACCGATACCGCATCGTGGGGACAGGCTAAAATTGTAAAGTAAATTAAAATAAAGTATATGAGTATTTCAAAAACAGTTATTAACGCTATTAGCAAAATGGATAGAGTAACCCTCAGTCAATTACAGGCCTATGTGAATTTACGTAAAGATGAACTTGCAATCGAAGTGAAACGTAAGTTGAAAGTTGGTGATTCAGTTAGAGTGAATCATAAGAAACTGGCCGGTATGAAATGTACGATTACCGCAATCCGTACAACGAGAGCATCCGTACAAACAATGTATGGTAACTACAATGTACCAATGACACTGATAACCCCTGTTAAATAAAAAAATAGTATATGAAGTTAGAATTAGATTTAATGGAGTTGAACTCCCTGTATGTTGCAGTTAGCCACCAATTAGATAGAGCTAAATCGGATGCAATGGAATACCCATCTGATTATTTTCAGAATGAATTGGTTAGGGTTGAGAAACTGGTTGAGAGAGTGCAAGATGCATTGTACGCTGAATGTAAGGTGGTTGATGACATGGTAGCCGAATACCGAATGAAGGCCGGCATTAGTATGATTAACGAAAAATAATTTTATGAATAGAAAGAAACGCTCAGATCGAAATCACGTGATATATGAGATAGTGAATACATCCAATGGCAAATCGTATATCGGTATAACTGCCGCAATTGGTAGACGTTTCCACTACTCCGCTCACTTACGCTTTCTCAAACATCAGAGCAGAGCTCGAAAAGAGAATAAGCAATGGGCATTGTATATTGATATGCGTGAGAATGACCCGAGCGTTTATGAGCTGTTCATTGTGGATGTAGTCAGAGGTAAGAAGCTGGCACACCAAATAGAAACTGAATTGTTAAAAGAATTCCATTACGAACTAAATAGTACACATTAATATGAGTAAGAAAAACAAAACATTGAAAGGATTGAAACGTGGTTATGTAGCAACCCTTAAAACAAAGATTTATGACTTTGGGACCGGACGTCACAAGTATGAAGTATACGAACTTGCCGGCGATAAAATGGATAAACCCCGTTTCTTTGTTGACGAAGATTCGGTACGTATGTTTATCAATGCAAACGAAAGCGAAACCCAATTGGTTAAATCATTTGAGAATGCAGTGAAGCGTGCATCTACAAAGAGTGAACGTAAAGAGATGCAAGCAGCAAAGGAATTAGAAGAACTGACTTCGGTTCAGCTTGAGAAATGGATTGATGCGGATATCCGTGACACCAAAGCCAAGCGTCCTGAAGATACTGATAAATAATTATTTACTCATATACTACGACCTGATGTGTCTACATCGGGTCCCTTATGGTCGGATGGCGCAATTGGTTAGCGCAAGATGCTTATACCATCGAGGCTACGGGTTCGAGTCCCGTTCCGACCACTTAACAATTTAAAAACAAATAGTATGCAAAACAAAATCACAAAGAGCGAAGCATTAGGAATGGTAGCGGATTCAATCGGTTCAATCTTTACAAAGGATGACGTATTGGAATTGATTGGTCGAATCGATACTGAATCGGATGAATCGGTTAGTTGGGATGACCTTAAGAACTTCCTATCTGAATACATTGCAGATAACATGGATGTGGATTGTGTTGACACGGACTCCGCTGAGTTTGAATTGGATGGAGCTACAATACAACTTTCCAATATTGAAGTGGATGCATACTCAGTCGAATCGATAGTACGGGATGCGGTTGATGCATATAAAGAAAAATAAATTTGGCAGTATCGAAAAGTTTTCGTATATTGTATAACAATCTGAAAGAAACCATAGTAAACGGCCCCACTATGGCGGACTTCATTAATTAATAATCAAGCGGGTCAAAACAGTTTTTTATGGCTAAGACAATTAAGTCAAAAGTTGAGTATCAGGTAACAGAATTAGTAAACAACCTTAACAGTGCGGCAACCACTACTAGTGAGCAGAAGCGTGACTTCTTTACTACAAAGGCGTTGTACAATGCAAAGCGTTTGAGCACTATCGTTAACAAAGCAAAGATTGGTGCAATGGCATTGGTACTTTCAATGAGCATCGTTGCTTGTGGTGGTAATGCATCGAGTGAGCAAACACATACTGATTCAGTTTCAGTAGGTGGTGGTGGTTCAACCGATAGCATCGTTAAACCATCAACGGATAACGAACAATTACAATCAGAAACATCAACAGGTTCTAAACCTGCTGCTGAAGCGATTAAGTAATCCAATAGCCGGATAAACGCCGGCAAAACCCCTTAGCGTAGGATGGGCTCGATACCCTACCTACGCTCTATGTTGGTGTAGCATCTCGAATTACTCTAATGGTTATTCTCCGATTTACTTTACACTAAAGCACCCAACTATTGAACCAGTGCACGAGAGCGCTGGTTCTTTTTTTTAACAAACAAAGTGTGTATGATATATTTAAACACCCCGATAGCACATCTGGGAAGAGAGCCCGCTGTGCGTATCGCTAACATGGCATTACGCTGGTGTAAGAAAACATTTGGAGTGAACAATCGCAAGAAGTACGAACCTATTTGGACAATACATAAGGGATGTGGCGATAATGTTTGCGGTGAATACGATGATGCGGATAATGAGGTCCACATCTATTGGGACCAATGTGAAGATGTAAAGGAATTGGTTGCAACGTGTATACATGAGTGGACACATCAACTACAACCAATTACAACAAAATACTATAAGTACCCCGGCTCATATAGTCGAAACCCATACGAGCGACAGGCACGATATAGAGAAAAGAAATACACCCCGATATTTTGGAATGAGTATAAAGATAAAATAAACAAAGTGAAATGATATTAAAATTAACAAACGTCCGAACAGATGCACCTATCCTAGTAGGAACTGAAAGCATTATTGAAGCGAATCCATTTGTAATGAAGGTTCATACAGGTGAGCAATACGATTGTACAAAGATAGAAAGCAGAGGTGCAATGGTATCCACTATGTATGTTGCCGAAACCGTTGAGCAAATTTGGGAAATGATAAATAAAACAAAATAAACAATGAAAAATTTAGAAACCTACGAGTTTGAAATGTTTACCAAAGCAGGAAACAATGCATGCCGGTCAGTAGTGAAAAAAGCAATCAAAAAGATTACTGGTCCGAAGCGTATTACTCAAGAAGAGATTACGCAGTATTGTACCAATCTAATCAATAAGGTTGAGGAGAAGCATCCTGAAATAGGAGATACCGAACCAGGCTGGCATATCGCTGACCTTATTAACCGGTCCCTAGCAGAAGTCGGATATCAATTCCAAGTATCTAGGTACGATTTTTAATATAAAACAAACAACATGGAAGAAGCAATAAAGGTATTAGAGCATAGTGAGGTGGTCCTTATGAAAAAGATTAAAGGGATGAAGGACGGAAAACCGAAGTATGCGGCAAGTGAAAGATTGAATGAATTACGTATGGCTATCCACATACTCAAAACACACGGTGAATTGGACCAGATGTTAGCAGAGAATGAAGATGCCATCCTAATGGAGCAGTTTATACATAACCCACCCAAAGCCAAAGCGTAACGTATGAAGTACGATGTAGTAGTCAAACAAACCCTTATCCAATACAAGGTGTTCACGGTTGAAGCAAGCAATGCAGATGAAGCAGCTGATATTGCAGAGCGTGATGCATCGGAGTTAGACTTTTGGTCGTGGGATGAGATAGATACAAATGAGTTCGAAGTTATAGATGTAGAACCTGCCGGACATTAATAAAAATAAAATCAGTTCAAATGTATACCATAATAGATACAATAGAGATAGAGAGATTGGAAGCCATAGATAGAGAAAGAGAAATCACAATGGGTACTCCTGAATTCCAGAAATGGTGCAAGGACATGAGAATAGGAATACTATATACAAAGAGAGAAGGTATATCCAATGCTAACTCAATGATGGCCCAATGGAATAACGAAGTAGACTCTGGATTGCCAGAGTGGATACGTCGAATGTATTAACGATAACGGATTGCTACGTATCGAATACGTCACAATATAAACCGATAGTGTATGAAACCGTACTAATCCACATAACGAATTGCATGCCATGCGAGTAGCCCCAACTAATGGGTGAACCCGTTGCCGCCGTGAGGTGAGCAACGGGATTCTCATGCTCTCCCGTTTCCTCCCCCTATACCACTACTGCGCACTGAATTTCGTGTAACTGCGATTTTTGCGCTCTCGTATATAGCGGTCGGATACGTGCGAATACCGGGGCCAAGTTTTTTCCATATAGAGCGCAATTTGACATATGAGTTGACACTCACATTTCGGAATGAACTGAATATAAATCTATTAAGGAGATATTTATAGTAAAAGATTATGGCAAGGAGAAAATCAAAACCAAAAGCAATGAGAAGTAGAAAATCCGGAGTGAAAACGGAAAAGAGAATAGCAAAAAATATTGAAGTTCTTAAAAAATATATGTAATGATAAAGTTAAAAGATTTATTAAATGAGGGACCAAAGGAAATGGTTTCCAAAATTGACAAGATAGCAAAAAAAGAATTGGGAAATAAAGTTTTCGCTAGTCATTTCAGAGATAATATCTATTTAGTATCTCCGGGTGGATTTTATTCACCTGTTAGGTTAAGACAAATGGCAGAAGATTTGTTAGATGTTTTCCCACCAGAAATGTTGGATAAGCCTGTTGGTGATTTAAAACCTATAAGAGTTGGAACGGGTGGAGCAACGGAAGGACAGATTATAATCAGATTAAAATAAAATAAAGATGATTAGGTTAAAATCATTATTAGAACAAGAAGAATCCAAAGTGGATAACAAAGAGTTTATAGAATTTTCTAAAAAGAGATTAGAAGGAGCAACAAAGATAGCAAACACCGCAAAAGAGAAAGGTGGACCGGCACTCTTAACATATAACCACTTTGTAGTTAAACTACCTTATTATCAGAACGCAGTTGATGGTGGATTTGATTGTAAGATGGCAGAAGTAGAATACGCAACCCATTTGAATACCTTATGTGGTGTAATGGAAGCAGATGGTTTCGACCAAATTGAATTTCAGAAATTAGTTGGACTAATAGAGGTATTAGGTGAACTAATAATCAAACACAAACAAAAGAAATGATTAGATTAAAGGATATATTGAAAGAAGAAGCAGGACACGAAAACGATAGAGATATGGTAACAGGTGTGGCAGAGATACTTAAAATGGTAACGGATATAAACAATAGAAAAGACATAGCAAACGTAATGATAGGAAAGTTCAGAAGTGAAAACGTTCTCTTCGATAAAGATGAATTCCTAAAAATGTGTGGATGTTAAAACAAGAAACATATGAACTATGGGCGGACCTCTTCGGAAGTTCCATAGGTGTAGCAACCGTTATGAAGTACGCAGAGACATCGGGTCTAAACCCAGAATCATATAAGAAGTTATCGGCGGCAATCGGAACCAATCGTACCATATGTAAGGCGATTGATACGGGGTTATACCAAAAACTACAAAGAGAGATATATAAATTAGAAAAGGGTGATAAGAGGTTGAAGGAAAACGGAATCGTTAAAAGAGCATGGGATAATATAAATGGCAAAAAAAGAATTAATACAAAATCCACAAAGGTACTCTAAAGAAGGGGACCAATGGATAATATCGGCATCTCCGGATATCGAACCCCTACGTTTACCCGTTGGTGAGGAAATACCAAATCTAAAACCCTTATTGGAAGCAGACGGTATAATAGTAAGGGTTAAGACAATTGATCCCGTTTCGGACGTGTACCTAATCTCTCCGCAAACCCTACAGGACATTGGGGATAGTAATCACCCACATTATACATCAGCGGATTCAGGTAAAGTATTAGGAGCACAAATGGGAAAGAGTATTCCTATTGTATCCGTAGATGTAACTAAACTGGATAAGATAGCAGAAGCACAGAACGAAGGTAATCTCAAAGCCGGTGTTAAGGAAGTAGAGTATGTATATGAGACAGAGGTAGTATCCGGTCTCCCTACTGGGTTAGTGGAGCAGATTAATTGGACATTACTGAATGATTTCCCAAAACCTTCCGATACATTCCAAGTATGGGATTTGGACCTGAAAGCGGATTACTCCATTGAGAGGTTACTCATCGAAACTGCTCAAGGTGGTGGTAAGATAGATACGGATAAGTTGATTCGTTTAATAGAGGGGGTTAATGAAAGGTTAAGAGGCCTCCGTGCTGATTTCAATATGATTGTTGATGTATATGAGAACGGAAAGCCCCCTGCCGCTACGGGCTATTCCGAAATCACAAAGGTTGCACTCTCCCCTACGGAAACGGGTACAACGGAAGATGATGTAAAGACACAAGTTGTAATCAAATACTCCGAAATTGGAGAAATTCTACCAACCCCACTCACTACGGGTGGATAATCCTCTACTATGAAACCCATTACCTTCTTATATAACTTTCTTGCTTCTCTACTAATAGTGCCAATTCTTGCTATCGTTTCCCTTACCGTTGGTTTGGGAATGGGTATAGGATTTTTCCTTTGGTGGTTAAAAAGATACGGAATACGCAATCGTTGTTGCTGTGGCGCAAAGTGAAACTATCAACCCCTAACAAAAAATTTCTTCTAAAAACGACCCGGCCCCCTTCCCCGCCCTTCCGTTTCGGTTTAGGGTTTTATATTTATTACCGAACAATCCTACCCTCTACACAATTGGTTATATTCTTTTTATAAACACATAACCAATTAATTATGAAAAATGCATCCCTTATAGGATTGGGTATTTTTGCTATTCTTCTTACTACATGTACAAAAGAGAGGGTAATCACCAACAGAAAGCCAGAAATTTGTGATTTTGGTACATTGAGCGATAATTCATTTAGAAGTACGGAAGAATTTGAAATGGCAAGAAGTGGTGGTAGTACAAAGTTAAGAGATTTTGATAAAGATGGTATCCCTGATATAAACGATAATTGTCCTAAAACAAAGAATACTGACCAAAAGGATACCGATGGTGATGGTATAGGTGATGTATGTGACCCTTATCCATATGGTAATGAACCTTCGGTTGGTTCTGTAATTCTATTAGATTTCGATGGTTATTACTTAAATAGTCCGATGTGGAATAGTGGTACACCGTATCAGTGTCAACCAAGTGGATTACTACCAGAACAAATACAAACGATACTGGATAGTGTTAAGAAAGATTTTGCAAAATATAATATCACAGTTACAACCGATGAAATGGTATATCTCAACGCATCTTCAGCAAAAAGAATGAGAGTAGTTGTAACCACATCAAGTGAAGTATATCCGGGTGTTGCAGGGATTGCATATGTAGGTTCTATGTTTTGGAATGATGGAACTCCATGTTTTGTGTTCTCTAATACAATGTCATTCAATACATTAAGAATAAGAATTGCAACATCACATGAATCAGGCCACACAGTCGGATTATATCATCAATCACAATGGGATACTAATTGTAATTTGATATATACGTACAAACCATGTGATTATTCTACAAATTCAGGTCCTATTATGGGTTCAATAGGTTCGACATGTTTACCTTTGTGGTGGGTGGGACCAACTCCGAATGGATGTAACTACATTCAAGATGATAATGCAGTATTGACATCCAATTTAGGTATCCGATGATTTTTTTAGGTAGGAATACTTATATTTAAAGAAAATCGTATCTAATGAAAAAAGTTTATTTAATTTTGTTATGCATTGCATTAACAAGCATCAGTTCATTCTCACAAGAAAAATGGAGAGCACTGACATTCAATTCCGTAAGCGGAACAGATTTTAAAGGAAATAAGTTTAACATGATTACTTCCGGATTACATTATGATTTAAAAAATCGTATGTATATATCCAATTGGAATGGTGTCCAATTTAATTATGGCAAACAAAAATCCAGTTGGTTTAGTTCACAAACAACTCTTAATAGTTATTTGGGTAAGTGGACATTTGGTGCAGGCGTTCAATATGGAATGGTATCCGTTCCTAACTTTACACCATACTTTTCAAACAACACCACATATTTTATATCTACCGTATCCTATCGATTTAAATTGAAGTAATTATGGATGGGTTGTTACAAAACATAGCATACCTATTTGCAGGTATGTATATATTCTATTCCCTTATCATATTGGGAGTATATTTTATCACATCTATTAAATTGTGGTTTACTTATAAAGAATCCGAATCAGTTAGTAGAGACCAATCAAATCTACCATTGGTATCGGTAATTGTTCCTGCATACAATGAAGAAGTTTCCATTGTGGAATGTATTCGTTCTCTATCTTTACAAGATTATCCAAATAAAGAGATTATAATTGTAGATGATGGGTCTACCGATAAAACATTGGAAGAAGTTGTTGATAATTTCAATCTTCGTTTGGTTGGTGGAATATGGAGAGGTTGGGACATATATTTAATCCGAACAGAAAACAAAGGTAAATGGTCAGCCTTAAATACAGGGTTAAAATTTGCTAGAGGTGAGTGGGTTTTAAATGTTGATGCCGATACGATACTTGTCAAAACCGCAATAAGTAGGACTGTAGAATTGTTGAGAGAAGATACCGATGCAGTATCCTGTTTCATAGGTGTTGCAAATGGAAATAAAATAGTAGATGGAAATATTATAAAAAATTCTATTCCAAAAAATTGGTTAGCAAGAATCCAATGGTTGGAATATATTCGTTGTTTCTTATTATGGAGAACTGCAAATGATAAACACAATGCAACATTGGTTTTACCCGGTGCTTATTCGTTTATGAAAAAAGATTTGGTTTTAAAGTTGGGTGGGTATAAAGAAGGATATTTGAGTGAAGATATGGAATTGACAATGAACATTATAAAAAATGGTGGCAAGATACAATTTATATCGGAGTTTTTAGCATGGACAGAAGTACCTGAAAATTTGGGTGACCTTACAAAACAAAGATTAAGATGGTATAGGGGTGGATTACAAAATCTTATTACATATTGGAGAATGTTGTTCAGTACCAAAAGAAGTAAATTCGTAGGATGGTATATGTTGCCGTTCTTATGGTTTGCCGATGTGTTTGGTATATGGGTTGAACTATTCGGATTGATACAACTATTTGTATATTGGTATATGGACATTCCGATTGAATGGAATTTAGTTTGGTTATCAATCGTTATTATAGTTTGTATGTATTATTTTTCTATGATTTCTTTGGTTTGTTTTGCAAAAAGAAAAATATTCAAAAACAAACCGATTGATTTACATAGAGTATTGCCGGTTATTTTATTGGAGCCGGTATCCTACCATTTTGTAAACCTATATTGGATGTTAAAATCCCATATAAACCAATATTTACACAGAGGAAAGAACTGGAATAAATTTAAAAGAAAAGGATTTTAATATTTATTTGTATATAAATACGTTATGAATATTAAGGTTTTGGATAAAATAGAGAGTGGATATGTTAAGATGTATTGGAAAGAACATATTCATAAAGTACCAATACAAGATTTAGAAAAAGTATTAGATATCGTTGATAATTTTAAATCTAATAAATCTACAAAAGAAATAATCCTTTTTAAATTCAAAAAAATAAAAGGGTACGTTACTATAAAATCAATAGAATATAAAGATTTATTAAACTATATTTATAGTAAGTTCATCGAATTAGAGATGTATGAAAATTGTAAAAAATGTCTACTTATAATAAATAAATTAAAAAAATGAGAGCAGTAATATTAGGAACCGATTTCATAAAAGATACCGATGGTTCATTTAAAGCTATTGAAACGAATACAAATGTTGGATTGAGTGTTGATGCTGCAAGATATATGGATTTAGATTCCTTTGCATCTTTTGTGGAAAGTGGTAGTTTTAATGAAATTACTGTAATATATACACAAGCTAATATACAAATATTTAGTTCGGTAAATGAGTTAGAACCTGAAAATTCTACCTATGGGAAATCTCTTACATTTTATTCTCTTTTAAAAGAATATTATAGTGGTAGTTCGGTAACCATTAATCAACAAATATTGAGCGATACCGCTGTTACAATACCAAATGTTACCGATTCTGCAGATAAACTGATAATAAGAATATCTTACGATTCCACTGCGTTGATAGATGATACTTATGCAAGAGATAATTGGGAATTTTTAAAATTAATGTATGATTCAAACCCAAACTCTATTCCGAAAACATATATTGATGATGTTGAATTGGGATTCGACAGTATCGGTATTACATTAAGAGATAATGGTAGTCAACCAAATTATTGTATTAAAAAAAGAATAACACCAACTAATAATAACGTATATCCAAAACTTTTAAAAATATCAACAATTCAAGAATTGGATTTGGTAAAATCCAATTTAGAGGCAGATGAATATATACAGGAGTATATTTTCAATTCATCGGATTTGTTAAATAATAAATCAAAAGTTTATAGAAGTGTGGATATGTTATATGGTAGTGAATTGGATACCATAAACTTATGGATAAATGAACATACAAATATTTTAGATGTTATAAGTACTCCGGATTACGATGATAATAACGAAATACAAATATGGGATAGAAATCGATACACCACTAAATATAATTCTAAAACAGATGATATTGCTATAAAATTTTCAGCAGATGCAGATACTAAAATTTTAGATACAAATGATAATATAATTTATGTACAGGCTTTGAATGTAAATGATATAGTTAAATCCATAGATTTTCCAAATATTCAATATGATGCGCCGGAATTTGTCACTATGAATTGGACCGGTAGTACTTCCGATATAATAAACCAATCCTATGTTACCTCATCGAAAGTTGCTAGTATTATTCAAAGACCTTATTTTGGACAAATAATAGAAATAGAACTTGATAATGGTTCGGTTTTTTCAGATGTACCGCATGCAACAATTTTAACAGAACAAATTATTTCCGGATCAACACTTGCTAAATTTTCAAATTATAGTGCATTATCCACTGGTTCTACGGTTTTTGTTTGGGATAATGATACAAATACAATGAACACAAGTTCAATTGTTAATTTATATTACTCATATCAACAATTAAACGCATATACTATTAATTTAAATCAATTTGATTTATTCCTAACATTAGAAGAAAGTTCTAATAATAGATATGGATTGATTACACACAACTATGATTATGATTGTAAAGCCTATACGTGTCCAGGATATAGTACTGCACAATATATACCCGGAGCAACTTGTACAGATTGTTGGTCAGGAAATGCCAGCTACCCTTCATCAGGTTGCGCGCAAGCGGGTGTTTGTTGTAGAGTAGCTGTACCCCTATATTTTACACCGGCTTGGTATCAATGTCAATATTGGGTATGGGGACAGGGATGTAACGTCGGTCCAACACAGGTTATAACCGGTGGGTTTTGTAATGGACAAAAAAATCCATCCGATATGGGATTAAAGAAATCAATAGTTTATATTGGTAAAACAGAAGATAACTTAAAACTTTATAAATTCCAATATACCGATGATATTAAAACTCTTTGGCAAGAAGAAACGGGTAATAATTTGGATGGAGAGTGGATTGGTGTAATGGCACAGGATTTGATTGGAACGAAATACGAATCTGCTTTATCAAAACATAATAATGGTTTCTGGGTTGTTGATTATGAAATATTACCAGATATAGAATCTTTATATAATACTATAAATAATAATTAATATGGCAACTGAAAATAACAAAAACATAAAATACACTTCAAAAAATAATGTAAGACCGGCCAGAAGAAAATTAACGGATGTTAATACTATAAATTCTATAAAAGGAGTATTGGCACAATTTATAACTGCCGTAAAGGTAAAACATCTATCTTAAATGATAAATAAAAAGTTATATGAATTTAGGTCTTAAAAAAATATTGAGTTCTTTAGTAAAAGATCCTACAAAATTGGTTACAATCGCAGATGCTTGGATTACTGCTAGAAATCCGACTGCAGAACAAAAAGATATGGCAGAAGCTAGATGGAATGTGTGTATTCAATGTCCTGAATTTAGAGCAAAAAGAGATATAACAGGAGAACCGTATTGTAATGATTGTGGGTGTCCTTTGAACAAAAAAATATTTACTAAAAATTATAATGAATGTCCTCTCAAAAAGTGGAAATCCGTAGATGATATATTTTGGCAAGCAACACAGAAAAAAAATAAATCTCTATTATAAATGTTACAAAAAATATATGTACACCACTTTTATACTAAATCATTATTTTATAAATTAGCACACAACACCACAAATAGGGAATATCATTTAGTAGGCGATATTGGTTCTATTTTTTGCGAATACTTTGGTAAAAAGTTTGAGTTCATTTTTAATCCTGAAATGAATGATAATTCCGATGGTTATCATCTAATTGATTTTCTTACAATATTATCGCAATTAAATGTTGATCCTAAACTATCATCAATAGATTGTATTAATAAACAAAAGGGAGATAACTCACATAGAGGAAAGTGGGGTGCGGAGTTTGGAATAAATGATATACCAATTATGAAATGGATAGCAGATGAATTACAATATAGAAAAAATTGGATAATATTCATATTGAGAACGGAAAAATCTTTCATCCAATACGATTTACCTTCTTATTATCAAATTTTAGATTTAGAATTGCAACTTAATAGATTAAAAAATCACCACATATTTAGTGATAATTATTTTATAAATAAAACAATAGAATCAAAATATCCAAATCACAATTTTCTTTTAACAAATACAATACATCAATGGAATGAATTATTATCTATACGTTGGTACTATGAATTTAAAAACATATACGAAAAATTAAATCCCCCATATGATTTGTGTTTTTCAATGCGATATCATAAAAAAAATAGAACACAAATAATCAAAGCTTTGGCAAATTTAAAAAATAATCGTATATTCCTATCTAGAACAAATAATTGTAAAAATAATGAATTTTTTAAACAAAACATCGAATTAAATAAATTCAAAAATATAAATGTGAATAATTGGGATGGAGATGATTTTGAAGATATAAGTTATATTGAAAATATAGAACACTATTTAGATTATATAATGCGAATATTGCCAATGGCCAAACTACATATTTTATCAGAAACTTGGGATTGGTATAATGGTGAATTAACATCTAACTATTTATCGGAAAAAACATATGGTTTGGTATTAAGTAATATACCATTTATATCCACTCATACATATCCATTGGATATTTTACAAAAAGTATTAAATGTAAAAGAATATCCATTTTATAATCAAGTAAAAGAATCAATGGGTGATGAAAAAAAATTTTCAAAATTTATAGATGATATTTTAAAAGATTATGATAAAAGTTTATTGTTATGCAAGGATTGGGTAACCGAATGTCATACCAAACTCATGAATAAAATAAACACAGAAAATTCATTTTTTGAAATTATAAAGGATGGATTATATCACAATATTTCAAATAACCCTACAAAAAAAATATTCTAATGTTAATAGAAGATAAATTCTTTTTTATATCATTACCAAGATCAGCTTCTACATCTTTTATGGCAAGTTGTATAAAACAAAATCTAAAAATAAGACATGCGCGACAGGCCGTTGATATCGAAAATCAATTAAAAATTAGAAAAAAGAAAATAGAAGATATAAGTTATGAAAACTTTGCAAGTGAGTTTAATCATGCACATGAACCATTGAATGTTTTGATAGAAAGATTTGGGGATAAATATGATATAATATCCGTCAGAAGAAATAAGTATGAAAGATTCATATCACTATGGAAGCACATACTTCATGAAATGGATTTAAAAGAAAGCCGCAAGGTTTTTAATATTTGTGCAAAGTTATCTTTGGATGAAATATTGTTTTATGATAGTACAGATTTAATAGATGGTGATTCGGTAGCAAATACTATAGATACTTTTATAAAAAAATATAATCTACATGGAATAAGCGAATATGGTAAAAATATGATTTCAATACTAATAAAACCATATTCGGATTACCATCATCATAATAAAAATATAATATGGTTTGAATTCAATGAATTATATAAATTGGAAGAATGGGTTTCTA